GCTTTGAGTATGGTTTTAACATGAATTGTATTATTAATATCAAGCGCTTGTATTAAGATTTGTAGTATTAATTAATAATTTGTTTTATATGAGAATAAAAAGGTTATTGTATGCTATTGCTACAATACTTCCCTTTCTGTTTCTCTGTTCATGTTATGAAGAACAGGAACCTCAACAGGAGAAACAGGATAAGGAAAAATGGACAATGCAGGTTGCCGGTAATCAGTTAAATGAATTTTTAAATATTAATCCGGATTTACGGAACCTTTACGCTTATCCGGACTGGGATGCTGCGCAGATTATAAGGGAGCGGAGCGATACAGTTTCATATTACGTCCCTGTAGTGGATATAACAGCTGATACATGCTCTTATTTAATAATAGCACGCGCTTCGAATGATGTTTATTTGTACATGGTAAGACTTCCTGAGGAATACTCCGGCTTTGATTCCTTTTTGGAAGAACATTTAAAAATATTACGGATTATTGATGGTGCCCGGAGAGTCCCTGTTGGATATTTGCATAATTTTCCGGATGATGTACTGACTCGTACCCGTTCTTCAGGCTCTCTGTTTAATCGTGACCGCGAAACGAATACGGAAATTCTTGAAAATAACACCTTTGTTAAAGACGATCTTTTTGGTGCCGGTTTTTCGTTACCCGAAGTGACAGTAATCGGTAGACGTCCTACATCTTCTGAAGACCCGTTTAAATGGCCTTTTGGGGATATGCCTTCTGAATCTCCGAAAGCCCTTCCCGGACTTGATGACTTTTTTTCTCCTCAAGGAGGCGGTTCATCTTCGTTATCTTCGCCACAGCAATCAGGCTCTTTGCCTAAACCTGAAGAAGTCATTAAGGATGCAACTGTAAAAAAGGCTTTGGAAGAAGCCTGGAGTGATATGCTTAAGCGTTCCACAAAAGATCAGAGGCAAGAGGTCGGTTTCTGGATTTATTATGATCCGGTGAAAAAGCAATATTACATAGGTAAGAAACGATATGGTATAGCAGTGAAAAATGACGGAAAAGCAAGAGGGAATATAAGCCTTGGAGACAAATCCCCTTCTGTAAATGGTGTGCCTGCCACAGCAAAGGTGGTTGCTTCTTTTCATACACACACTCCAATGACTGAAATAAAAGGCATGAAAAGAAAAGTAGGTCCATCTAAAGAAGATAAAGGGAATGCTGATAAAAATAGGATTCCAATCATTGTTTATGATTACATTGGTACAAAAGATCCTCGAACAAATGATTATTATGTTATTGGTGGACATAAAGTAAGTGACCCCAAAAAAATGTATATTTACCAACCTAAGAAATAACTAAGTTAATATGTATATGAAAACTTTATTTTTAAAACGATTGATGTTTATTTTTCTTCTTTTTGTAGCATGTTATTCAAGCGCTCAGTCTCTGAGGTCCTTGCCCTTTCAAAAAAGAGACAGTACATTGATTCGGATTGCAAAGGAAACGTTGAAGAAGAAAGCGCCTGAGTATTTAATTGAAAATGGTGCCCCGATTATTTCGAAGCACCGGGTTCGCTATTTGACTCCAGCAGAAGAAAAAGAAGTGCCTGAATTTAGTACGTTTTATGGGGCCAAGTCAGGCCAAGTCTATTATATTGTCGAATTTCCTCAAGATGAATCAATAGAATCTTTTGATGCTGGATTTGTAGCCCAAGTTTACATTTGGGAAGATACCTCAAGACCTTTTTCTATTGCTTTAGGAAATAGTCTGATTATGGATTTGAAGTAGGAAGTTAAGTTTAATATCAATTACCCTAACTCTTTGGAGATGAGGCAAATTCTTATGTGCCTATGATCGCTATTCGGCCGCGTTGTATCACTCTGCAATTGATCGGTTTTATCAAATTAGTGCGGAGAATAAAGGCACCGTTTTTAAGCGATGCCTTATACAACCTTCCACGCTCAACAACGCACACTCAACTACACAGTAGAGGCTGTATATAATGTATTACTGACTAATTAGAAATAAGTTCGGTACCGGCATAAAAAAGGTGAGGGGAACCACCCCCTCACTAAAGTCAAACCAAAATAATTCGAATTATGTCCGTATTATCTTGATTCTGCAAATATACAGTATTTGATCAGTTGTGTGCAAGTCAACGTATTAGCATATTCTATTTTCATGCAACGTTCATAATACATATCGTATATTTTCTTTAATCGTGCATTTAATATGTCCTTATCAGGTCTTTTTACTACTTTCCCGTTTTTGAATTCATTCTCAGCATCTATTATGATGTTAGTTGGTATATATCTGGTTGTTAAGTTGTGGGATACGGCAATCCGTACTTTGTGTTTGCCGTTCAACATTTTTTTTGTCGACACTATAGTTATGAATAGATTAGCCATAATTTCTTTGTAATTAGATTATTTTTGTTTTTGTTTTATTGCTACGGCAATGTAACGGCAATAAAACAGCAATAAAATAGCGTCAAAAGTGACGTTTTTAACTTTCTAATACAGGTACTAATGAAAATGAATATAGTTTAATTATGTTTATAAGTAGTTGATAATCAATTAATAGAAAGGGCTTCTAAATCCTCCTCTGAGGTAGAAGCCCTTCAACACAAAAACTAAACTAGACACATTTCTGAAAATCTAGTCTTATGTTTTCTATATCAATATAATAGCCATGCTGTTTTTTATGGTTCGACCATTATTCGACCATTAATACTTTAACTACTATCAATATTCATATATTATTTACCATGTTTTTAAATCTTTGACCTTACCATACTTATCTACTGTACATCGAAAATTAGTACGTATAATTGCTCCGAATGAATTTTGTGCATCTACATATGATTGAATGATGACTGATTCATCATCATTTATTTTATATTTTGATTCTTTGTCGAACTCTGTTGCGAATTTAGCAGTTGATGGAGATTTTAATTTAAGTTTTACTTCCGCTTTTGCCGCAATGAATGCTTTGTTCACTATTAGATTTTTACGTTCTTTTTCCGAATCGTAATTATCATATTTATTTAAACCTTGTGAATTGCATGTGACGCATACAATTGTAAATAATGCAATTCCTATAATACTTTTGATATATGTACTTTGAGAAATATCGAATAGCAATTTGGCTTTCAAATACCCTCTTATCTTTTCATGCATAATTATTATACATACTGTTGCTATAATAATCAACTTTATCATAAGTTTTGCATCCATACTCATAAGGAGTTTTTATTTTGTTTACTTATATTCTTATTTTATGTATCTAAAATATGATGAAAAGAAAAGAGCTAAATTGATAAATAGAAAAAAGATTAGAATACAATTTATAGAAATGATTATATATTCGAGAACTCTGTATTGTGGAAAACAATGAATGTATAATTGGCATAATACATAGATAAGTAGCGAAGCTATTGAAATAATTGCTATTGCTTTATTGGCTTTTTTTTGTTTTTGAACATAATTTTCTGCAATTTTATATTTTGCCTTAGTCTCTGGGCAAGCCTTTCCTGAAATGATGACATCTGCAATCTCATTCATATATTCCTTTTTGTTATATATAAAAGAATATATGACAGTAAAAATGGTTATTCCTATTCCAAAAATAGCCAAATTAAAACTACTAATATCATAAATCAAGGTATTCATATTTAGCTCATATAGTTTGTTACGACACTTTCTAATTTATCTATTACAAATTCTTCATCATAAAGTTTAGTATTATATTCGTTTTCGGTAATAGAAATGCTTTCATTATATAAACTTTCAATTAATAAAGAGTATTTTGTTTTAGCATTCTGATAATCCTTTCTTATCGTTTTACTGATTTTGTATTCTTTCTTTCCTATTGGAATATTGAATACCTTTTTTTTTATGGTAATGTCGTCATCGTCATCTATCATTTCTATTATTTTATCATATGGTATTTTCATTAGGTTGAACTCTTTTCGACTATAGATTCTTCCACCTACAATATAATTATTGAAAGTTACGCTATATTGGTCATTTGTTAATTCTACAGTTTGAAAATTTGCTGTAACATTGTCTAAAATAGGAAAATTTTTCAGCTCTTCAACAAAATCTTTTGATTTAAGGTTACTGATTTTTATATTTAGGACTTGCTTAATCATTACTTTGACTATTCGAATGAATTCTTGACTATCTTTGTTAGGATCATCATAAATGAATATATGCCAATGTTTTTTGAATTTGCTTCTCCCTTTGATAGCCATTGGGTACATAATTACATAGTGATGATCGCTACCTATTTTTACATCTTTTGTCATTGGGATTTTTTGAGATGTCTCAATATATCCATCACCTAAATTCGTTTTATGGGCACTCATTTGAATAAATACTACAGGACTACCATGCATGTTTTTTTTCTGCGCTGTAAGTTTTACTATTTCGTGAGTGTAATTCTTTCCATTGTTTTCTAATATAATTTTATTAATATTGGAGCAATTATAGTTATTGATTTTTTCACAAACGAATCTGACCATATCTTCTTTGTTAATATCAAAGAGTTGTAGTTCTTCTTCCTCTATTTTTGTTCTAAATACAGGAATTCTAATGGTTTTTAATTTTATTTCGTTCATAATATAAAAGAACAATGAATTATATAATTAGCTAATGTTTCGTTCATTTTTAAGTAATGTCAACTCTCCTTTCAGTCTCTTATTTTCTTCAGATAGAAGCTGAATAGTCTTCATCTGTTCGTTGATTGTACCTTGAAGGGTGGCTATCGTATCTACTAAACGCTCCATGCGTTCAATGTTTGGATCGGATTTGATATCTGAAATTAACATAGGGCCTTTATCTCTGAATAACCATTCTGCTGACACTTCGTCAAAAGCTTTAAGTATCCCAATGACAAGGTCTAATGAAATCCCTCTTTTTCCTATAAATTGATTATTTAAGGTCGTTTGCTCCATTCCTATTGATGCCGCAAGCGTAGCCTTACTCATGTTTGTATATTCTCTAAATTCTTTGATTCTCTGGAGAATATCGTTTTTATTGCATGTATTCATTTTATTTATAATATTTCTAAATAAGACATGTGACCTAAAATAATAGCCTAAATGTTTTTATAATAAGGTCAAATGACCTATATTTGCATCATCAATCAATCAATACTCCAAAAGTATGAATAAAAAAGCAAGTATCCAACCGAAAACAGAGAAAAGTAACTTTAAGAAAAGAGATTATAGTCTTATCGTTGATAGTAAGTATAATTTTAGAGCTATTATACAAAGAGCTTGGGTCTATGTTCGTAATTATGGTTATTCTTTTAAGTCTGCTCTTAAAACAGCTTGGATAGATGCTCACTTGAAAATGGATGAATATAAGGCAGAGATAAGATTCCGCGAAAGCACTACATCTATTTTCCCAAAAAAGAATTTATCTCTTTCAAGCCTGTATAGTAATCCTTTCGGAAATCTTGCAATGGGGTATGTGACAAAGTAATCAATCAAATCAATCATAAATAAATTAATCATGGAAGAATTAAAAAAATCACAGACTGAACTTCTTGAAGAGAGAGTAGAGAAATTGAAAAAGGATAAGACTATGTATGAAGATTGGTGGAGAAAAGCTGATGCCAAGAATTTGGAACTGATAGAAGCTATGAAGTCCATCGGCACCATCGCCAATATCATTTATGCTTCGGCAAAGTCTTAACCCTCACCTAAAGTCAAACCAAAACTGCCGGTTATCCGGCACCCAGCCCGGCCAGTGAGCCTGCCCTTGAAGGGAGGCTGGGAACACAGAGAAGAGTTCTTTGACATATTGGTAAAAATAGAGGTTGCAAGTTATCCTCTGCTGAAAACGGACTACGTAAATAGGCACAACTTGACAACGATATAATGCTGTGGTTAAAGGTCAGAACCATATCGTTGTAAAAATAAACAGTTAGGCATTTATGTCGGCAAATCGTGGTATTTGCTTTAAGAGTTATGTGAGTTAAAAACATAGATATACAGTAGGTGATGTAGCTCAGTTGGTTAGAGCGCATGGCGTATATTGTTGGGTGACAAACTGAAAGTTAAAGGTATTCTGCTACCGTCAGAATAATGAATAGGTTTCCATCAGTGTACTAAAAGTAGTTACATGAGGTCAGCGGTTCGAGTCCGTTCATCACTTCAAGTTTAATTTAAGAAATATTTTAATGAAAGCATTAATTGAAATCAAAAATGTCTCCTTCCGAAAGATAGGAGACATTTCTTTAGGAAACGACAAAGCCGTCAGGGATTGCGTAGAAGTGTTTGAAAGTTACAAGGTAATAACCTTTTTAGGTTTACCAGTTTGGAGACTTAACCACACATTGAATGATTGGGATCCTTCAGAATTGACTTCAAAGTCTCATACGCAAGATTGATAGTTAATTGAGGTGTTCCATTAAGGAAATGTAAAATACACTGTTTTTTACGATCTTCAATTTTGGCAACACATCCAAGATTGACAAGGATGTTTTTACCGTCTTCGGTAATTTCAATAAATTTATTCATATTTCTTATTTTTAAGTTGGTTCTACAAAAATAAGAAAATCCTCCGATTCTTTTTTTTATTAGCGAATAATCTTGAATCGGAGGAACTAATTAAACAATTAATAATCAATATGGAAGAAAAAAAGAAAAGCATTATGTGCATCATCCGTGAAATGGAGAAAGATGCAGAAGAAATTTTCCCGATTTCCAGCCGTGCCTACATACTCAATCTGATATCATATAGATTGAAGGATAAAGAGCCGGACAAAAAGTGGGGAATTAAATCAGATCAAAATAATGGGATCGTCACTGTTACAAGAAAGCGATAATATATCCATTCTTCGCGGATATATTATCACACCTGGAATGGCTATGATTTTGCTTGATAATATACTCCGTATAATGTCATCAGAGGCATTTGGAAAAGATAAATCAGCATATATAGTAGGGGGTGAAAAGAAGTTGATCAGTCTTATTGAGGCAGGTAAAATTGATAGCGATAAACCTGTCAATAAACAAAATGGGAAGTGGCGTTGCAATGCAGCTCAGGTGTTGCTGCATTGCAAGTGCTCAAACAAGAAAAGTAAACGTAGCAAAAAATCTAAGAGATGAAAGCATTAAGAATTTCTCAAAATGTAGTTTCTATTGTTGGCATTTGGGCGGCAATTTGGTTAGGGGATGGCATAAATGCCAGTTATAAAGAGTATACAGCTTCTGTGATCATCATTATAATGGTATTTCTTATGTATGTGTTCCGAGGTATATACGAGGAGAAAATTTCTAAAAAGGAATAGTATTCAAGGATGCAAGATAAGGGCTTTCCAGTTTTATAATAGGTCGTTTCCCATATAGTTTTTGTTTAGGTGTTAGTTTTCTGGAAAGTGGCTTTCTTCTCGGTTCGATGCCGGGACTTGCACGAAAATCCGTGAGGATGATTTTAACGTTTGTGATTAGATTAGCCCGGAATAAAAATCCGGGCATTTGCTTGGATAGCTCAGTGGATAGAGCGCTGTGTGTGGTGGAAGGTTGGGAGTTCGAGTCTCTCAAGAAATACTCTTAGCTTAACGGGAGAGCACCACAAGCAGAGGTCGGCGGTTCGAATCCGTCTCTTGGCACAAGTAGCCCGTGAGGGTGAAATCAATCAAAGGTTAATATTTTAATCAAATCAATCAAAGTTGCCAGCAGCGGCTGGCAACGAAATGAAGTAGTGGCGGAATGGTAGACGCTTAGTTTCAGTGGTGACAATGCACGAATAGCATCACGAGTGGGAAAATCAAACTATTTAATCCCCACATATGCACAATCAGACACTGAAACGAAAAATCCTGTTGCAAAGGTTAGAGGTTCGACTCCTTTCTACTTCGCAAACCCATGAAGGTGATTAATAGTATCATGTAGTTTTGTATTTGTGTTTTAATTCAAGGTGTACGGTTCGTGAGGATAGTACATCTTTCCTCGGACGGTTAGCTTATCGGTTAGAGCTTCGTGTTGCGCAACCAATTCAAAACGAGTGGGAGGGGTTCGATTCCTCTACCGTCCACAATTAATGTATTATTATGGAATTAACCGAAAGACAAAAACTAATTATCGCTGGGAAGATATGTCCATATTGCGGTAATCCAACAGAGTTTGTCGATAGTTCTGTTGTTTATCGAAGGTCATACGGAATGATCTATTTGTGTTCTGGATGTGATGCATATGTAGGAGTTCACAAGGGTACTAATAGAGCATTAGGAAGAGTTGCACGAAAGCCACTTCGTAAAATGAAGCATCAAGCTCACGAGTATTTCGATAAGATTTGGGAGCTTGGTTACATGAAAAGAACTGAAGCTTACGCATGGCTTTCAAGAATGCTTGATCTACCTTCTGATTATACCCATATTGGGATGTTTTCAGAAATCACATGCTTACGTGTAATTAATTTCAGTAAGCAGCTTCTGAACGACTATCGCACACTTGACTTGAGTAATGGGAGAGAACCAAGAACTCCATATTACCCATTATAAAAATGGCGCTAAAATGGCGAAGTTTCCGTTTGCTAACTTCGTCATTTAACGATAACTTTACTGATGTAATAAACTAAAAGTCAAACCAATAACAAAAAGAATTATGGCTGCAAGTAAAAAAGTTGAACCAGTAGTTCAGCAATCTGTAGAAAACAAACTCAATTCTATCAGACCTCTTTTGGCATCTGAGATTGAATGCAGAGTTGGAAGTATGAAGAGTGATGGCTCCGGTTGCTCTCTGTTGCTTTACAAAGATGCGAGGGTGGACATGCGATTGCTTGATGAGGTATTCGGTCCTATGAATTGGAAACGTACCCACGATGTCGTAAATGGCAATTTGTTCTGTACGCTATCCATTTGGGATAATGATAAAAAAGAGTGGGTCTCAAAGCAGGATGTAGGTACTGAGTCCAATACGGAAAAAGAGAAAGGTCAGGCTTCAGACGCTTTTAAGCGTGCGGGGTTCAATTGGGGTATAGGTCGGGAACTTTATACTGGGCCTTTCATTTGGATTAAACTGGACAAAAGCGAGATATATTCAAGTAAATCGGGCTCTTATGGTTTATATACTAAGCTTAAAGTAAAGGAGATTGTTTACAATCAGCAAAAAGAAATAACCGGTATTGCTATTTCAGATGACAAAGGACGTGTGCGTTATACTTTCGGTCAGACGAAAGAAAAAGTAGATGAGAGACCCAATACAAAAACTGAAACCAAAGGTTCGGGTACTGTTTTCACTGGTGCTGACCTGGATAGGGCAATTTATGAAATGACCTCTGTAAAAAGCAGGGAAGAACTTGAAAGAGTTTGGGCTAAACACCCGGCCATGCAAAATAATAACGAGTTTAGAAATATAACAATGGAGATGGGAAGATCTTACCCACCCAAACAATGAGAAGCAATGATAGAATTAGTTAAATCTGCTGTGGTTTTTAATGAAGAGAACCACACGTACCTTTTAGGTGACAAACTGTTGCAGGGAATAACAGGAATGATAAGTCGGCAGCTGTTCCCGAATAAATATAAAGATATTCCTGAGTTTATATTGAAGAGGGCTGCCGAAAAAGGTAGTCGTATTCATGCACAATGCCAGTTTGTCGATTCTACAGGATTCACACCTGAGAGTATTGAGGCTGAAAACTATTTGAAAGAGCGAACGAATGCCGGTTATAAAGCATTTGCCAACGAGTACACTGTTTCAGACAATGAGCATTTTGCATCGAATATAGATTGTGTATGGGAAAAGGATGAACGAATTTCTCTTGGAGATATCAAAACTACTGCTAATTTGGATTTAGAATACCTGAGCTGGCAGTTGTCAATCTATGCTTATTTATTTGAACTTCAGAATCCGCTAATAAAAGTTGATAAGCTGTTTGGTATTTGGCTGCGAGGTGATAAATCCGAGTTGGTTGAGATTGAGCGTAAACCCGATTCTGAAGTCAAGAAGTTACTTGAGTGCGAAATAAAAGGTGAACAATACCAATCTAATGCTCTTGTTCCTGCTGATGATAAATTACTGATCCCAATGCAGCTTGTAAATACCATAGTCGGAATTGAGGAAGAGCTTTCCAGTCTATCCGAAATTCAGAAAGGGTATAAGGAGAAGTTGAAAACGGCTATGAGAGAGAATGGCGTCAAATCTTGGGATGCCGGAAGATTGCGTGTTAGTTACACTCCATCTTCACAGAGTAAGAGTTTCGATTCAAAGAAATTTCAAGAGGAGCATCCGGAACTTTATTCTAAATATGTAAAGTCCACAACCAAGGCGGATAGTATTCGCGTAACCATAAGGGAGGAAGACAAATGAGTTTGAACAAAATCATGTTAATCGGGCGAGTTGGCAAAGATCCCGATGTAAGAGCGTTAGACGGGGGTGCTAAAGTTGCCTCGTTTACTTTTGCCACTACTGATAAAGGCTATACACTTGCAAACGGAACTCAGGTTCCTGAGCGTACCGAATGGCATAATGTAATTATGTGGAATAAAACCGCTGATCTTGCAGAAAGGTATATACATAAAGGAGACAAGTTATACCTGGAAGGGAAATTGCGAACACGTAGTTATGATAAAAATGGAGTAAAGCATTATATTGCAGAGGTTTTTGTCGATTATATGGAAATGCTCACTCCAAAGCTTCAACAGCCGGCTGCTCCTGCTCCGATTCCCGCTCCTGTGCAACAGCCCACATCGAGTTACCAGTCTCCTGCTCCAAAGCCTACATACCAGTCTTCTTCGTATCAGCAAGATTCAGTACCTTTACCTGATCTTCCTTTTTAAATTATGGCAGATGCTATTCTAACAAAAAAAGACGGGGTAGTCACTATGGATAAATCGTTTGACTATCTCTGTTCTACGCTTAAAAATGGTATTTATACTGTTAGTATAAAGAGAAAAGTTGAGCCGAGGACACTGTCACAAAATGCATTGATGTGGTTGTGGTTTTCTTGCATCGAGAAGGAAACCGGTACAGACAAGTTAGATATACATGATTTCTACTGCAGGAAGTTCCTTATCCGCCAAATCTGTGTGAGTGGCCATGCCATATCTGTCGTAGGCAGTACATCGAAACTTAATACGATCCAGATGAAAAATTTCATGGATAAGGTTCAGGCTGATGCTGCTGCCGAATTCGGAATAAACCTACCATTACCTGCTGATAAATATTATCACGAGTTTATCAGTGAGTATCAACATAGGTAAGTATAACTATTTAATTTATTGAATAATGAGTTTAAGGATTTCAAAAGCTAAAATGACCAAGAAGGGTTGTTTAGAGGTCTCTTATGCCGATTTGGAAGGCAATGACATTGTATTTAGAGGCATAAACCCTGTTCATGTTGATTTAAAAAATGCGCTTCAGAATCTTATACCATTTATGGTTGAGATTACGGAACAAAAAGAATCCGGTTATATAAACTGGGAACGTCCTGCATCCTGTCTCGAAGATGAGTTTTTTAAAAAGTTTGATGTTACGGGTGTCAGTATTGGCGGTGATTCTTCTTTTGAAGTATGTGTGCTGACTGCAAAGAGAACATTGATGACGAATAAAGTGCTCAATATTTGTTCTCCTGGTATTGGATTTGACCCGGACAACGAGCAATATGTACACTGTGAGGATTTCCGAGATGCTGTACATAAATTACTCTATGAAGCCGAGTTGTATGTTACTGAAAACAAATGCTCTGAGATACAGAAAGAGTTTGAGTTTAAGGAAGGTGAGGATCCTTTTGATAAAACAGATGGAACGGACGAAGAAGAGGATGGAGAAGGTGAATACTCTACTGTTGAACACGAAGAATTTGTATTAGAACCTGCTTCATGAAACCTATTTATGTGACTAAAACCCCTAATCTATACCGGATTCAGTTCGAGTATCATCCTAAATTGGTTGAGGTCATAAAAACGATACCAAGCAAGCCGCGCTACGACGGTACTGACCGGGCGTGGCTTGTTAGTATTAATGATTCACGTTATCCATTCGGGAAAGATGCCGCCTGGTATGTGGAAAGATTCGCCCAGTGGGCCGTACACATGCAATTCTGCTCTGTTGTTAAGCAGAGGGAGGTCACGGAAGACATAAATTACGATTTACCGAACATGAAGCCCTTTGTGGGAGAACATTACATGTTGCTGCAACCATATCAATATCAGTTGGAGGGCGTACAGTACGCCGTAGAAAAAAAACGGTGTATACTCGGTGATCAACCGGGATTAGGCAAGACATTACAGGCAATTTGCACTGTTGTCAAAGCGCACCGGGAAGCTGTAATCTATGGTGAATCATTTCCTACGTTAGTTGTTTGCCCGGCTGCTCTGAAAGTGAATTGGCAGCGTGAATTCAAGAAATTTGCCGGGCTTAATGCTATTATACTTGATGACAGTAACCGGCAGACCTGGCATTCTTTTTATGATTGCAAGAAGGCTGATGGAAGCCCTTTGTGCGAGGTGTTTATTACTAATTACGAATCACTTAAGAAGTTCTTTGTAAAGCGTGTGAGTGAAGGTGGTAAATTGACGATGAAGGGTATTCTGTTCGATGAACGTGTTAATCTGTTCAAGTCTGTCATAATTGATGAATCCCATAAATGCAAATCCGGCAAAACCCAACAGGGGAAATTTGTAGAGGGTATTTGCAAAGGGAAAAGATTTGTACTTGCACTTACCGGTACTCCTGTTGTGAACAATAATACAGACCTTATACAACAGCTTAAAATCCTTGGGCGTTTGGAGGATTTCGGAGGGTATAGTCGTTTCGTTGAGAGATACTGTGATGGTCCAAAGCAAGCATCTAACGTAAAAGAACTGAATTGGAGACTTTGGAACTGTTGCTTCTTCAGGCGTGAAAAATCTAAAGTACTCACTCAGCTTCCGGACAAAACACGTCAGTACTTGCAGATTGATATTACGAACATGAAGGAATATCAATCTGCAGAGTCCGATATAGTGAAGTATCTTAAACAATACAAGAACGCATCTGATGCACAGGTACAACGGTCTATGAATGGTGCCGTGATGGTGAAGATGGGGCTTCTCAAACAAATATCTGCACGTGGGAAAATTAAGGCTGTATCTGAATTCATTCATGATGTTATAGATGGTGGTGAGAAGCTTATCGTATTTGGCTATCTGAAAGAGGTTATTGCAGAGCTGAAGAAGGAGTTTCCGAATGCTGTTACCGTTACTGGCTCTGACAATATCAGTCAGAAGCAATTTGCTGTAGACTCCTTCCAAAATAATCCGGATTGTAAATTAATCATTTTGAATTATAAATCGGGTGGTACCGGATTAACTCTTACAGCTTCAAGCCGGGTTGCTTTTATTGAATTCCCCTGGACTTTCAGTGATTGCGAACAGGCAGAGGACCGGGCACACCGAAATGGGCAAAAGAACAATGTGAATTGCTATTATTTCTTAGGTAAAGATACCATTGACAAGTATATGTATGATGTCATTCAAACTAAAAAGAATATAGCAAATGGCGTGACTGGCACCGATGATCAGGTCGAGGAGAATATGGTAAATCTTGCAATGGACTTATTCAGGGATAAATTATGAAACCATTCCGATTAATAGTGAACGGAGGTAACACTCATATTCAGGAATATAAAAAAGAAATGCTGTTCGGGCCGGAATGGGTTACAATCATATCCTTTATCGGTTGCCGGAACAGGTGTAAACAGATTGTAGATCTTCTCAATGAATGTCATACGATCTCAAAAAACAAGAAAAATGACTGAAGAAGATATTAAGAAACTGGAAGCTAAGTATTCTGAAACTAAGATTCAGCATATATGCGTTGAATGGTTTAGGAACACATTTCCCAATGTTGCCGGATTATTGTTTGCTATACCCAATGGTGGTACGCGAACTAAGAAAAGTGGTTTTATGCGGAAATATGAAGGCGCAATTGCCGGAGTTGCCGATTTAATTCTTCTTTTCCCTCGAGGTGGTAAATGTAGTCTCTGTATTGAGATGAAAACGCCTCGCATAAAAGGAAAGGGCGGCGGGATACAATCATCATCACAGAAGGAGTGGCAAGGGTTAGTTGAAAAATATGGTAGTGAATATGTCGTTTGTCATGGATTGATTGAGTTCATAAATAGTGTCTGCAATTATTTGAGGGCCGATCCTCGGCCTTACATAAATGATGTCTTACGGAATTATTATAAATTGATATGACCTATATTGAACTTATCAATAGATTTTGGGAACTTGATGAAGGTTGGCAATTTTCCTGCTGTGAAACGAGGCTTTATTTTTACTTGCTAAAAATTGCGAATCGTTTAGGCTGGGAGGATAACTGGACACGTAGTGATACAAAGGTGTCATCTGACGTGGGAGTGTCAGTGAAAGTATTCAAGTCTGCCAGAAATAGATTAGTTCAAGCAGGTCTTATTGAATGTAAACAAGGCAATGGAAGAGGCAATAAATCAACGTATTCGATAAAAGGTGTACAAAAAGGTATGCAAAATATACCACCTTTACGGCAACCTTTAGGGATACCTTTAGGTTACCCTTTAGGGACACCTTTACAAGAAAGATCCCCCATACCCCCTAAAGAAGAATATAAGACAGAGACTAAGACAAAGAAAGAACCCCCTAAAGGGGGTAAGAAAGAAAGCAACTCTGGCGAGCTTTTTCCGGTTCCTAAACTTGAGAAACCTAAAAGGATTGCGAAAGAATTAATAAATCCTACGCTTGATGACGTTATTCAATACTTTATCAGTCAAAATGCACCTGAACGGTTATCTGATTGGCACGAACATGCAGAGATATTTTTCAATCATTTTGATTCGATAGGGTGGAAAAATGCTAATGGGGTGAAAATTGAGCGTTGGGAATCCAAGGCTAACCTTTGGATATTGGATCATGTACGTGAAGAGCGTAAAAATGAATTAGTAGACCATGACGGAAGAGGAAAAGGATCTATCAAACCAACTTCAAAGTTTGATGGAGAAGGAAGCCAGCAAGCGCAAGCTGACAATTCGACAAATAGAGAATCTGATACAAAGGCACAAGGCAAGTATTCTGGACGTTTCTGAGTATGACTTGACCGATACACAAGAGTATTACAGCCATTGGAGTTTAATTTCTAACCTTGGCGCGGATTATACAGAACGTGAGTTTAGAAAGTTTGATGTTGATGACAACAACTCTACACTAATTCAGTTTCTTCTGTATTACTTCAATGGATGCCGGTATGCTCAAAATGTGTTTCCTGAAGAGGATTATAAGGTTCATAAGAATCTTTTGCTTATTGGTGAACCTGGTACTGGGAAAACAATGTTAATGCAGATTTTTTCCGATTATCTGAAGCTCACTTGTAATCCGAATGCTTTTGAAAATTTGTCTGTTACTCAAATGATGAACTATTATAAAATTCATGGGCATATTGACTTGTACACTTACAATGAAAATCAATCCAAAGGATTTAAACCAAATCCCTTTAACATCTGCTTGAACGATATCGGCCTGGAAACGGAGAACCAAAAATCGTATGGTACCAGTCTTGATTCTGTTATTGATGAATTTCTTTATGCCCGGTATGAGATTTTTCAACAATACGGTAAGAAGTATCATATAACTTCGAATCTTGGTATAGACGAATTTAAGAAACGTTTCGGACCAAGATTAGTAGATCGTTTCAAGACGTTTAATGTTCTCCCTTTGTGTGGTGAGAGCCGTAGAATATAGTTGCTATGAAAGTTACAATTTACTGGGTTACTAAAGACCCGGATAAGGTTACTCGTATCAGAGATCGTTTCGGCATTGGAACTTATCGAAGTGTGAACGGTGAAACTCCTGCTGAAATACGGGAAGAAGATTTAGAACTTCTTCGAGAAACGGAAAGACGCGGCTTCATTCAAATACGGAATAAGCCCGAATGAAAATGGCGTTAAAATGGCGAAGTTTCTGTTTGCATAACTTGTCATTTTACGATAACTTTACTGATGTAATAAACTAA